TCTGCAAAATCTAAAGGGATTTATGACGGAATTGAAAATTTTGTATCTTATTTGAAATCTAAAGGATATAAGATAAATTCAGAAAGTGGTAATGAAAAGGCGGTTTTATATTTTGGTTTCGACAGACAACACGGCAACCACATACACGTTTCTAATCAATCAAATGTCCCATCAGTTGATTCTGGTTCTGAGGACGATGATGACGATTCAACACAAGATAATGAAACTGAAAATATCCCAATTTGGGATATTAAAGGCCAAATTAAGAAAAAAGGTCAGGAACTAACACAAAAAATAATAGATTTTATCAAAAACGGAGATTTTCTAGATTTTGATAAATAATAATTAATAAAAAAACCCCTAAGATAAGGGGTTTTTTTATTTGGTGGAGGTGCTGGGATTCGCTTTAATCTTTAAGTTTCCTTAAAGTGTGGACTATATCATCACCCTTTTTGGGTGTCGGATTCTTATGTGGTATTATGTTAGAAGCGTCTAACCCCCACTAGTCTCTGCACCTTCCTCTTCCTAAGAGGCTCGGCTCAGTGTTGTCATCAGCATTACCTGTTAAGAGTTCACTGAATTCTTCCAATTTTTAATACTACATTCCTGTAGTATGGGTCCGAAATTAAACCCAGGTCTTGCTCATACGGATTAATAAGGACTACACGCTTAGGTTAATGATGGTTCTCACCATTCCAAAATATTCCGTTTAGATTACCCTTCCGTAACGGACAACCAAGGGTTTGTTTCTTTTTGGGTAGAAACCACACCACAGTACGAGCTTCTGTTCCAAGGTTATATGCTTACCGACCCGTTTTGTAGGCTAATTCTAGATTAGGCTACTGATACTTCTTCAGTGCGGATGAAACCGAGAGTCTGAAGTTTTGCAATTGTATTGCCATTTAACGTTTGTTCCCATAGATTAAAGTGATAGAAAACATCTCACTGCGTGCCCCGATTAACAAGTTATGCCAATCAATTCCAAGAACACCCCCATATTTCAAATAACGTGATACAAAGATATAAATAGTTTATTGATATTCCAAGTATTTATTTAAAAAAGTTTTTAATGTCTTTATATAAAGCACTCATAGATTTTAGGGACAATGATAATGACCCGATGTGGATTCGACAAGAAGATGATGATAATATTGTCAGAGTTAGAAGCGTAAATAAAACTAAAAGAGGTAAGTCATTACTTTCTTTGGATTTTGATAATGAGACCTATATCAAAATGTTTACTGAGTCAGGGGATAGAGACAATAACAATTCTTTCTTAATTAATGTTGCCCTTGGAAGAGGTTACTATAGTGACTCTGTTTTTATTGACACTTACTATTTTGGTGATGAAGAAATGAAAGAGGGAATTATTATTAGACATTTTTCAAATGAGAATATCCAACTTTTAAGGAAAATTCTAAGAATTGCCGCCCCAAGTCTATTAACCAAAATGGAAGATAAGTATGATGAGATTGGAAGATGGTTATTATCAAATTTTGAAACAAATGCGAGTGAAATTGGTTCAGTTTATGCATATGAGTTTGATACAGCCCTTGTTCAAGGACTAAGGGATTACATAAATCAAAAATTCTGTAATGTGTTTACACCATATGGTATTATTGAAAAGACTTGTGCTTCAGAATATTATACAACAGTTGATAACTTGATTAAATTTTGGGATAATTCAGGGGCCGATAAAGAATTATCTATTACTGAAATGTTTAAATTTTTCATATTAGAAAAAGGACTTGAGTTAGATGAAGATTTATATGATGATTACTATCATTTTTACTATGATGCTAACTTTGACCAAATGAATTTTGATAGAACAGTAGATAGACAATTAGAATCTATACTTGAAAAACTTGAAGAGCAGGCGGAAGAAGGAACACTTGCTTTAAATCTTGAACTTTATGAATTTTTAAGTAAACAACAATATCAATTTGATGTGTGGTATCCACAAAAATTTGAAAAAACGTTTGGTAAAGTTGAAAAAGATAGAAATAAGATTAAATACTTTAAATTTGAAGGTTTGTCTGACGGGGAAGTTATAGTTTTATTTCAAACACCTCTTGGAATCAAAAAAAGTAGTATGGATTTGGAAAGATTAAAATTATTTCTTTATCATCCTGAGCTTTTTTAAGAAAGTCTTCGTATATTTGTCAACAATTAAATAACAAATGAAAAATCTTGATTTTTTTAAGAAACTGCTTTCAGTTCCAACCTACACTTACTATGAAGACAAAATGATTGCATTTCTTGAGAGTCATTTGAATTCCAAAGGATATGAACATTATACCGATAATTACGGAAATGTTTATGTGACCAAAGGTGTCTTATCTGAAGGTGAGAATTATCCTTGCGTTGTTGCTCATACCGATACCGTTCACAAACTTGACACAATTAATGTTGTTGAGGAAACCCTCCCAAATTCAAAAGGTCAAGATTCATTATGTCTTAAAGCCTATAATGATTTTGATGAACCAACAGGAATTGGTGGTGATGACAAATGTGGTGTTTTTGCTTGTCTTGAACTTCTTGATAAGTTTGATGTGATTAAAGCGGCATTCTTTGTATCAGAAGAAGTTGGTTGTATTGGCTCAAAAAACGCTGATGACAGATTCTTTAATGATGTCGGATATGTTATTGAGTTTGACGCACCTGGCGATTACATGGTTACCCATTATTGTTTTGGGGTTAAGTTATATGACCAAGATTCAGAGTTTTTTGAAAAAACTGACAAAGTATTAACAGAACATATGCTTGGTACTCCCCAGTATATGGTTCACCCTTATACTGATGTATACGCTCTGAAGAAAAAATACGATTTTGCTTGTATCAACTTCTCAATTGGTTATCACAACTACCATACAAAAGACGAATATATTTGTGTTGAGGAGGTCGAAGCCGGAATCAAATCAGGTGAAGAACTTATTAAGTCTTTGGGTAAGGTCAAACACCATTTCAACCATCCATCAAAAGTTAATATGTAAAAAAAAGGGGATTACTCCCCTTTTTTCTTTTTTGTTTTCGTTTTCTTATCTGTTACTTGTTCTTCACAAATAACATTTTCTTCCTCCATTCTGATTGTATAAGGTTTTTCTTCTTTGATGTTTCCTTTAAGAACTTCATCAGAGATGTAATCTTCTAGTTTTTCTTGGATTGCTCTTTTGAGTGGTCTTGCACCATATACCTCGTCAAATCCAACTTTGGCAACAAAATCAATTACCGATTGGCCAAATGTGATATCAAGTTTAAGTCCGGCAAGTCTTTTAGATAATTTACTAATTTCAACCATCACAATCTTTTTAACATCTTCATCATTTAATGTATTGAAGACTATAATTTCATCAAGTCGGTTAATGAACTCAGGTGCGAAATAGTTTTTAAGTTCCTTATTTAGCATTTGTTTTTTGAGTTCTTGGTCCGCATAAACATTATTTGATTTACCAAAACCAATACCCGCTCCAAATTCTTGCATTTTTTTAACCCCGATGTTTGAGGTCATAATGATAAGACAATTTTTGAAGTTGATTTTTCTCCCAAAACTATCTGTCATATAACCTTCATCCAAAAGTTGAAGTAGTGAGGAGAAAATGTCTTTGTGAGCCTTTTCAACTTCATCGAACAATACAACCGAATATGGTTTTGTTTTAACTTGCTCGGTAAGTTGGCCTCCTTCTTCATAACCAACATAACCAGGAGGTGAACCAATTAATCTTGAAACCGAATGTTTCTCTTGAAATTCGCTCATATCGACCCTGATAAGATTTTCATCACTTCCAAAGATTTGTTTTGCAAGTTCCTTAGCAAGTAATGTCTTACCAACACCAGTCGAACCAAGGAATATAAATGAACCGATTGGTTTGTTTGGGTCCTTGATACCCAATCTATTTCTACGAATAGATTTTGCAATTGTTTTAATTGCTTCGGGTTGACCAATAACTGATTTCTCTAAACTATCCTCTAAATTTAATAAATTCTTGGTGTCATCAAGTGAAAGTTTATTAACTGGTATTTTTGTCATAACTGATACCACATCATAAACAAGCTCAATTGGAATGTCCTTTCTTTTTGTCAGTAGGTCCTGTTCAAATTTTGTTTTTTCAGACTCAAGTTGAGAAAGAACTTTTTTTTCTCTATCTCTAAGTTGAGCTGCCATTTCGTAGTTTTGTTTTTTAACCACAAGAAGTTTTTCCTCACGAATTTTTTGAGATTCCTTTTTTAGTTCGTCAATAATTTCAGGATTTTTTACATCAACTTGAGCTCTTGCTCCGACTTCATCTAAAATGTCAAAAGCTTTATCAGGAAACTCTCTATCTGTAATGTATCTGTCGGCAAGTTCAACACAAGTCTGTAAAATTTCATCAGTGTAATTTACTTTGTGATGTGTTTCATATTTGTCTTTGACATTATTAAGAATTTGTAATGTTTCTTCCTTGGTTGATGGGGAAACAATTACTTTTTGGAATCTTCTATCTAACGCTCCGTCCTTTTCGATGTTCTTTTTAAATTCATCCAAAGTAGTGGCCCCAATACATTGAATTTCTCCTCTTGAAAGAGCTGGCTTTAATATGTTTGACGCATCCAATGAACCTGAAGCATTACCTGCTCCAACAATTGTGTGAATTTCATCAATGAATAATACGACATTTGGGTTTGATTGAATTTCTTCTATGATAACTTTTAATCTTTCCTCAAACTGTCCTCTATATTTGGTTCCAGCAACAATTGAGTTTAAGTCCAAAGATAAAATTCTCTTATCAAGAAGATTTCTTGGACAATCACCTTGGAATATCTTCATTGCAAGACCCTCAACAATCGCTGTTTTACCACAACCTGGCTCACCAATAATGATTGGGTTATTTTTCTTTCTTCGAGAAAGAATTTGAGCAATTCTTATAATTTCTTGTTCACGACCAACAACTGGGTCGAGTTTATTTTCCTCGGCAAGTTTTATTAGGTCCCTTGAGAAATTGTCCAAGACTGGAGTTTGACTGTCTGAAGACATTTTTGGTTTACCTTTTTTACCGTCATCTACTGAATCTGTCATAATAATATTTTTTTAAAAATTTAAGCCGATTATTCAAACTTTTCAAGAGATAAATCTTATTGACAGATATAAGTTTTTATTTATATTTGATTTATGGGAATTATTAAAGAAGAAATCAAAGGAACAAAAATTATTAATCAAATTGAGTCAAGTAATTTGGTTGAAACTGAATATGACACTGCAACTAAAAAATTGGTTGTGGAGTTTAAAAATGGGGCAAAGTACGAGTATGAAGATGTTCCTCACCAGTTATATACGAGTTTCCGTTCATCCGAGTCTCAGGGTAAGTTTTTCACTTCAGAAATATCAAAAAAGTTCAAATATAAAAAGTTATAATTTATTGGATATTTATAACTTGTGAAGAACGACGAAATAATTAATACTTTTGGCACAAGAGATTCTTTGAACCCTAAAATTTGGGACAAAGATGATATGCTTAATGAAGAAGTTAGAGAAAAACTTCTTGGAGTTGCAAATGAATTTATAAATTTTTTGGGAGTCCCAATATTAGTCGAGGACATAATTTTTACAGGTTCATTATCAAACTATAATTGGTCCAAGTATTCTGACATAGACCTTCACGTTGTTGCTGATTTTACTCAGTTTAGTGATGAACTACTTCCACTTTATCAAGAACTTTTTAAAGTTAAAAAAACTTTGTTTAACACAGACCATGATATTAAAATATTTGGGTATGAGGTTGAATTATATGTCCAAGATTCAAATGAAGCCCATTTTAGTAGTGGGGTATATTCTGTTTTATTTGATGAATGGAGTAACAAACCTAAAAAAGAAAAAGTAACAATTGATAAAAATCTTATCCGTGAAAAATCAAAACAATGGATGGAGATTATTGACACTGCATTAGATGCCGCTTCAGATGTAACCGCAGATGACGCAAGAGAAATACTTAAAAAGTGTAAAAATAAATTAAAGAAGTATAGGACTTGCGGTCTTGAGAAAGAAGGAGAATACTCCGATGAAAACTTGGTTTTTAAAGTTTTAAGAAGAAATGGTTACATTGAAAAACTTATGAATTTTGAAAATGACGTGGTAGATAAAGAGTTATCTATATAAGTTTTTTTTTTATCTTAAAAAAAACGTAATAATTAGTATATTTATAGATAAAAACTACGCCATGGCAGTATATTCTTCAGGAACTTACACTTATGTGTTGATTAACTATACAGGAGTGACTAATTGTGCCTCATGCACATCAACAATACAGCCACGACCAATTTATAATGGAATGGCAAGTTCCGCAGATACCGTTATTCAGACAACACTAATAGCACTTGGTGGGTTTAACGGATTAAACAACTAAAATAAAATGATAAAATGAGTAGAATAAAACCAATCGGAAGTGAAAAGCTAAAAGGACAGGCTCAAATAAATAGAATCCTCGAAATAGCAAAATACAAAGAAAATCTTCCAAATTCAATCAACGAAAATGAAAAAATTGATTACACGACAAAACTTGTTGATGGTAACGTTTATCATATAGTAAGAGAAACAAAAGGTTATATCATTAAAGTAGGTTTAAATGAATCCGTAGCTCAGTATATTGAGCCAATGCAAAATAGAAAATATTATACTTCTTACGCTGACGCATTAAAAAGATTAAATTTACTTGCAAAAGAACTTAACCGAATTCATAATGTTAATGAAGGAATTTCTCTTTTTACTGAAGATAAAAAATATTTTATAAAGACCCCAACTCCTAAGGTTGAGGATACTCCACCACCCCCACCACCAATGCCTGAGCCAACAGAAACTCCAGCTCCACCATCAGACTCTGAAACTGGTGAACCTGAAATGCCTGAAATGCCTGAAATGGGTGATGGTGAAATGCCTGAAATGCCTGAAGAACCAACAGATGAAATGCCAGATGGAGGACCTGATGAGGCAGACATTGAAGGGGATGTTACATTTAAAACAATTCAAAAATTAACAGGTAAATTAGCTCAAAAAATAAGAGACTATCAATCACAAGGTGAAGAAGAAATTTCATCAAAAGATGCAAAATACGTTGTAAATTCAATTCTCTCAGCACTTGCAGATAATTTAGAAGATGATGATAAAGATGATATTATTACAAAATTAGAAGGTGAAGAAGAAGGTGGTGAAGAAATGGGTATGGAAGACGATAATATGCCTGAAGATGGTGATATGACAGATACTGAAGAAATGCCTGAAGATGGTGATGAAATGAAGGCTGGTGGTGAAATGGGAGAAAATTATAACGTAGAAGAAGATTTAAATGAAAAGTATTTGGATAAAGTAATGGGAGGAATCTTTGGAGAATCCAAAGTAGATAAAGTACTTTCTAATTATTTTGTTTTAAATGAGAATGAAATTAAATTCAGAGAAGAAAAGAAAAAACAAAAAAAATTGTTTTTAGAACAAAAAAGAAAATCGGATAAAAATCATATTATAAGACTTTCTGAAACCTCAAATCAAAAGAAAGTTGCAATAGATGTTATCAATAGTTTTCCTGAAATGAAATTTATTGGAAAAACAAATAAAGGTAATTTGGTTTTTGAACATAATAATAAACAACTTAAAGTTTCACCAAAAGGTGAACTATTATGAGTTATTTAGTTTTTGTAAATGGACTTGGACCTAACTATAAGGGGAATAAAATTTATGAATTTATTTTTTCAAGTAGTTTAGAAGTATGGGGAGATGATTGGGATAGTGAACCGGCAAACGGAAATCCTACAGCTCCTGAGACAGAATATATTAGAAAAGTAGGAGTTTTGAATAGGGAAGGTGTAGACCTTGAACTTATACAGAACTCCGATTTTTTTTCAATGAAGGATGGAGTTGACAAAGTTGTTGCTCTTGGATGGGAAAGAGATAAAGATTTAGATAAAAGACTTGTTTTTCACTTTGGAGACACTGAAGAAGTTGTTAAAAACAAATTGTACGAAAAAGACATAATTTTAGAATTTTATAAAGAATTTGAAAATGGACAAAAAGAAAAAAAATCTGCAAGAAATGTATAAGCTTGGTTTTACTAATAAAACCTTATCTTTGATGACAGAATCACAAATTGAGATGATTTTAGAGAAGATTAAAAAGAAAGAATCTAAAGAAGCAACAATTACGTATGGTGCAAATGAAAAAATTGACGCTAACAAAATAGACCCTACAAAAATGAAAAAGAATGCGGACGGTTCAGTTTCTATGGAATTACCTGAAGGTAAAGATAAAAAAAAGAAATATAATCCGTTTGCAGTTTGTACTGCCTCAGTTGGTAGAAAAAACAAAAAGAAATATGAGGATTGTGTAATGGGAGTTAAGAAAAAAATTAAAGAAGGTAGAAATCCTTATGAGTATCTTATAGAATCAAAGATGGAAGAAATTGTTGAAAACAATTTGTCTCCAAAGATGACCAAAGGTGAATTACTTCGTATCATTGCTGAAAAGAAAATGATATTTAATAAACCAATTGGTAAAATTATGACAACAAAAGGTGAAACTATGGAAGGTGATACTAAAACCGCACCTGCACCAACAAGAACAACCCCAAAAACTGAACCTGGCACAAGACCTTCACACCCTGGTAGAAGAAGTAAAGAACAACCAAACCCAAAACCAAAGGCTAAGGAAAAAGAGGCTAGTAGTTCTGAGATGGAGTCAAAGAAAAAAGAAATTATAAATGCAATTTTTGATTTAATACAAAATAATTGATGAAAAAGTATAAAATTCACGAAGCACCGGTAGATTACGGTGATTATCCCGAAAGAATGGACCCAAATTTGGAAAGAAAACTTGGTAATCCTGAAAGTTTGTACGCTAAGAACCCAGCCTTTAGAAAAGGTGCTGGAGATGTTGAAAGACTTATAGGTTCTAGATTTAAAGAGGTAGTTGACAGAGTCAGAGACGCTTTTGACCAACCAGATTTAAGTTCAAATCAAGTTAAACAACAAATCATGCAACAGATGATGATGCTTACTCAAAGAATTATGTCTATTGAGACAAGACATAATCAAGAGCTTGTTGATTTGGCACTTGACTTGGCATTGGAAGAAACAGGGACTGAAAGAGATTGGTATCAATATGACCTAACCTTGGGTGGGAATCCCCCAAGTGCTGGTGGGTTTCAAATGAAACCAAAAGAAAAACCAAAATTTGAGATGCCAAAATCTTTTGACATTGATGTTGAAACTGACGAAGAACAATTTCAATCTGAAGTTGACAAAAGAAACGTTATCAACTTAATTATCCAAGGAGAGGCAAAAAAAGGTCACTATTCATTTATGAAACCATCATATATGGCTAGAATTTCTGAGATAGACCCACAACTTCCAACTCTTTACAGACAAGTAATGGCGGCAAATGATTTGCTTTATTTCACAATGGAACAAATGATTGAGATGATGGGTCAAACTGGACAAGGAGTTGCTGGCAAAGTTGAAATACAAGATGCAGATGAAGATGAAGATGAAGGTGGTGGTGATGAGGGTCCTGATACAAAGATTGTTGCGGTAGGTCTAATTTTCCCAATTCTTCTTCATGAAATTATCAAAGGATTAGAGGAAGCCCCTGCTAGAGAACAATTTGCAGATATGGACCCAGGAAGAGCGACTGATGTTATGGGACAAACTGATATATTATCAAATGAACCAATGCAATTAAGACTTGGTCCGTCTGTTGTTGAATTGATTAAGTATGCTTTACCTGATGAAATGTTTGAACCTGAAAATTCTGGTTTAAATCCTTGGTTTAAACGAGAACTTTACAAAATTGCTGCAAAAGAATTCTTGAATTTAATTGGTGACGCAATATCTGAGAACAAAACGGAAAAAGAAAGAGCAAGAAAAAGATTTACTGAAGTTATGAGAACGGCTCAGGCGGCAAAGAAAGAATATGATGACTATAATGCTGGAAAAGACCAAGAAGATATGGATGATTTTTTAGCAAGTTTATAATATAAAAAGATTTAAAATTTAAAACCCCCTTCACAAAAGGGGGTTTTTTTATATTTATAAAAAAAAAGTCAAATGTCTTTAACTAAAGAACAAGTTTTATTGGAATACGGAAAGTGTATGAAGAGTACTCCTTATGCATTAAAAACTTATTTACAAACTTACGATAATACCGTATCAAAATATGTTCCATTAGAACTATTTCCTGACCAACAATCTTTGATTGATGACTATGAAAATTTTAATGAAAATATTGCATTAAAATATCGTCAAGCGGGAGTATCTACCGTTACCGCTGCTTGGGCGTCAAAAAAACTTGCATTTGCTAAAAAAACAAAACCTGAAAAGATTTTGATTATCGCAAACAAACTTGACACAGCAGTTGAAATGGCTAACAAAGTAAGGGGATTTACTGAACAATGGCCATCTTGGACAGGAATTGGATTTTCGGCGGAAAAAAATTCACAAAGACATTTTAAATTAAATAATGGATGTGAAGTTAAAGCGGTTGCAACATCTAAAGACGCATTAAGAGGATACACCCCAACAATATTAATATTTGACGAAGCGGCATATATTGAAGCTGATTCTGACTTTTGGGCGGCTTGTATGGCGTCCCTTTCAACAGGAGGTAAAGTAATAGTAATTTCAACTCCAAACGGATTTGACCCAATTTACTATGAAATCTATGACCAAGCTCTTCGTACTATGAATGAGTTTAAGATTTCAGAAATGGTGTGGTTCAAAGACCCAAGATATTCAAAAGATTTATCACTTATTAAAGTTAATGATATTATACATTTTTATTTAAATAGAGATGAGTATCCCGAAGTTGAATCCGTTGATTATTCATCGGTTCCTTTTAAAGAAAGAAATTTTGAAGATGTTAAAGCTTTAATTAATCAAGGATATAGACCAACTTCTACTTGGTATGAGTCAATGGTTAAAAAACTAAAGTATGACAGGAGAAAAGTTAATCAAGAATTGGAATGTAAATTCCTTGGTTCGGGTGATAACGTATTTGATGCTGAAATGCTTCAAAACTATCGAGAGAATGTAGTAAGGGAACCGTCAAATAAAATGATGGGAGGCTCCATTTGGATTTGGAAAGAACCGGTTATTGGACACAAATATATTATGGGAGTCGACGTAAGTAGAGGAGACTCTGAAGACTTTTCGACAATTCAAATTATTGATTTCAATGAAAGAGAACAAGTTTTTGAATATGTTGGAAAATTACCTCCAGATACTTTAGCTGAAATTTGTTATAAATGGGGTAACATGTATTCAGCATTTATTGTTATTGATATAACTGGAGGTATGGGTGTTACAACCTCAAGAAAACTCCAAGAATTAGGATATAGGGATTTATATGTTGACGGTGTTGATAATTTTAATAAATGGAAATATGACCCAAAGACCGCAGATAAAATTCCAGGAATTAACTTTAATAATAAAAGAGTTCAAATTATTGCATCTTTTGAAGAATCTTTAAGACATAATTTTAAAATATATTCTTCAAGATTGTTAAATGAAATGGGAACATTTATATATGTTAATGGAAGACCTGACCACCAAAAAGGACATCATGATGACTTAATTATGTCCTTGTCAATGTGTACGTACATTGCTGAATCGTCTTTTTCATCAGTATCAAAAGTGACCCAACATACAAAGGCAATGCTTGAATCTTGGCAAGTTTCAACAAGTAATAAAAAACATTCAGATTTTTTTAATCCGTATATTTCGGATAATAAACAAGCCAATAATCAGCCTTCAAAAAATGATTATATGGCGTATAATTGGTTATTCGGAGGAATGAGATAATGGGACTAAATCCAAGAGAAAAATCAGAAAGACAATTTGATGGGTCAAAACAAATTATACCTGGTAACGGTATAAAGACAGTTATAAAAAATAAAAACCCATTTCAAGATATCATTAAAGATATTAATGATACTATCGGTATTTGGCCAACCCCTCCACCAACACCTGAACCAACATCGACACCTGCTCCAACACCTTCAGTTACCCCAACACAATCTGTTACACCAACAGTAACTCCGACAAATAGTGTTACTCCAACAATTACTCCGACAAATAGTGTTACACCAACAATTACTCCGACAAGTAGTCTTACACCAACAATCACTCCTACACAAACAAAAACTCCAACACCTACACAAACACAAACAAAAACTCCAACACCTACACAAACATCTTCAAAGACACCAACTCCAACACCAACTCCAACTTCAACACCTAATTGTTTTTGTTATGGATTTACAAACACTGGCTCTGTTACTCAAAAAGTACAAGTAAAGGATTGTCGAAATAATATTGTCGCTATTTACATCCCATACTTAGAAGCTGCTTCAGAATGTATTAGACCAAATCAGTATACCGCAATTACGGCAGATGTGTCTGTAACTATAGTAGGACCATGTCAAGAACCATCAGTACCATGTAACTTTTTCCCAACTCCGACACCAACAACTTCTCCATCAAGAACTCCTGTATATACTGTTACACCAACAATTACATCTACCCCAACTCCAACAAATACCCCGACAAGAACTATAACACCGACAGTGACTAAGACCTCGACCCCAACACTAACAATAACACCAACAATTACATCTACCCCAACTGTTACACAAACAACGACCCCGACTACAACACCAACCCCAACTGTTACACCAAGTAGAGTTAGTTTAATTGGTCCTTATTTTAAATTTGCAAACATTGCTGGTCGAACGACAAATTTAGCAATTACTTCTTCCACAGGTGCAACTTTTGATATAAGATGGGGAGACGGTACGTTTATTAATGCCGTTCCAAGTGCCGCTACAGATACTGCCGTTACGTATAGTAAAACATATGGAGGTACGGTATTTACCGGAAGTGGGGATAATTTTAGAACTTCAAATGTTCCTTCAGTAAATAAAATAAAAACTTTAAGCTTTGAGGGAGTTTCTCAAATAGAAAATAATCAATATACTTTCAGTGCCTTTAGTGCTGTAACAGTTATTAGGGTTGCAAATTCAACTATTCCTTCATTTGATTACTCATTACCTGCTACTTTACAAAGTCTTCAACTCCAAGTTATAACGGGGTCAACCAAAGTTACGTTTAATCCTACTTTTACAAATAGGTCTATTTTTAAAATGTTAAACATAACAAGTACGAATATTGAGGAATTTAATTTTCCGTTAACAGGTGGTACTCAGCAGGAAACCATATCTTTCTTAAATAATATTAATCTTAAATCAATTAATACAAGTTTTAGTCCGACGCTAAAGACTCTTAATATACAAAATAACTATATTCTAACAGGCCTAACATTTTTTAGTGGTCTTACGGCATCAACATCCCTAACATCCTTACAAATTACAGATAATACACTTTTAAATGGATGGTCGTATAATTTACCCCCAACCACTACAAGTGCGTCATTAAGTCAAAATGAATTTACTTCATTTGATATTGATTTGACACCCAATACTGTTTTAACAAGTTTAATACTATTTGGAAATCGGTCAATAACTTCATTTACTAATACAGTATCTGCATGTACTGCTCTTTCTATACTTAGACTTGATAATAATAAAATAAAATATCTACCACCAATATTTCCTAACTCCCTAAAAACTTTATTTTTCTCAGATAATTTAGTAACAGGTTATACAAGTAACATACCAACAAATTTAAGAATTCTTGATGGTAGTTCTGAGATATCATTCGGACATGTTATTAATACATGGAATGTAGATTTAACAGGTGCAACACTTCTGGAAAGATTTAATTTGAATACAGTTAAATTGAACTCATGGGTTAAAAATTTCCCAACATCAATTAGAACGGTTACATTTAAAAGTAACAATTTATCAAGTTTTGATATAAATTTAGTTTCAGGGGCTACAACCTTAGACCTATCATTTAACCCATTAAGTGAATTACTTAATTTAAGTTTAAATAATACAATAAGTACATTAATTTTAAGTACTACAAATTTAAGTGCTCCAAATCCGTTTATTGTTAGCTCAACTGCCCCAAATAACGGAAATTTACCATCTTCATTATTAAAACTTTATCTTGCTAATCTACCTATGACAAACTGGAATCTTAGTTTTGCATCGGCAGCTTCTTTATATTATTTAACTTTTAAGAGTACCCCATTAACACAAGCATCCGTCGATTTTATACTCTACGATTTAAGATATAATAGTTCGGTTGATGACGGTCAATTATTTTTAGATGGCGCAAATGGACCTGCAACCCCAAGCGCGGCAGGAATTATTAATAGAGACTATCTAATTAATACTAGAGGATGGCTAATTAACACTAATTAATTAGTTATAGTATTTATTAGTTATATTAAAGACTTATTTTTTTTTAAATGGAAAATAATAAACTAACGGTTTGGCAAAGGTTATCTCAAGCATTTGGACCCAATTCATTACTTGGCCAAGATTACCCTACCTACAAATACGACAAAAAAGAACTTTTACGTACTCAATCAAAATCTGATTACGAAAGAGAAAAATTACAAGCTCAGCAAAATTATTACTTAGCAAATCAATGGGGTAAAATTGAAAATAATCTTTATACCCAAGCTGTTTATTATGAGCCTACAAGACTATCTTCATTCTATGATTATGAATCAATGGAGTTTACTCCAGAGATTTCAGCAGCATTAGACATATATGCCGAAGAATCTACAACCGTAGACCAAAACGGATTTATGCTTCAGATATATTCTGAATCAAGAAGAATTAAGTCAATTTTAACTGACCTATTTAACAACAATTTAGATATTAACACCAATCTTCCAATGTGGACAAGAAACACATGTAAGTATGGTGACAATTTTGTTTATATAAAACTTGACCCTGAAAAGGGAATAATTGGATGTATGCAACTTCCAATTATTGAAATTGAAAGATTAGAGGCGGGTATGGGAGCTAAATCTTCAGACCCTGATATTAATCCAACAAAAAAACATACAAGATTTAAGTGGAAACAAAAAGACCTTGAATTTAATATTTGGGAAATCGCCCACTTTAGGTTACTTGGAGATGATAGAAGACTTCCTTATGGTACGTCAATGCTTGAAAAGGCAAGACGTATTTGGAAACAATTATTATTATCTGAGGATGCAATGTTAATCTATAGAACATCAAGGGCCCCTGAAAGAAGGATTTTTAAAGTCTTTGTTGGTAATATGGATGATGCTGATGTTGAACCGTATATCCAAAGATTTGCTAATAAATTTAAAAGAGACCAAGTTGTCGATTCTAAAACAGGTAACGTGGATATGAGATTTAATCAGATGGCTGTTGACCAAGATTATTTTGTTCCAGTTCGTGACCCAGCTCAATCCTCTCCGATTGAAACTTTAGCAGGAGCTCAAAATCTATCTGAGATTGCAGATATTGAATACATCCAAAAGAAACTTTTAACCGCACTTCGTGTCCCAAAAGCTTTCCTTGGATTTGAAGAAACTGTTGGTGACGGAAAAAACCTATCTCTTCAGGATATTAGATTTGCTCGAACAATCAATAGGATTCAAAAGAGTATGATTCAAGAATTAAATAAAATTGCAATCATACATTTATTCCTTTTAGGATTTGAAGATGAGATATCTAATTTTTCTCTTTCACTCACAAACCCTTCAACACAAGCCGACCTTTTAAAGATTGATGTTTGGAAAGAAAAAGTATTATTATATAGAGATATGGTTGCAGACCCTGGTTCAGGAATAGCCGCAGTGTCACAATCTTGGGCTAAAAAACATATTCTTGGTTTTTCCGATGAGGAAATCAAACTTGATTTACAACAACAAAGAATTGAAAGAGCTGTTGGCGAGGAACTTAAAAAGACTGCTGAAGTTATTACACATACAGGATTATTTGATAATCTTGACAAACTTTACGGTAAAAAAGAAGGAGAACCGGCAGGAACACCATCTGAAGGAGGAGCTCCACCCGATGAAAGTGGTGGCGGAGAACCATTACCTGGTGGAGAATTACCTGCACCTCCTGCTCCAGGTCCCGAACCAGGAGGGGAAGCGGGAGTTACTCCTGAATCAATAGAAAAAGACATGAATATATTACTTGAAACTAATATGATTGACCAAGATGATGTAATAGATTTATCAAAAGCTAAAAAATCTTTGGGTGAAATGGAACAAAAATTAAACAGCTTATTAAAAGATTGATATTTATACAGAAATATACAACATGAGATTCGGTGTAATAAAAACTTTGGTTGAAAATAAATTAGTTAAATCATTTGTTGACAACAAATTAGATAAGGATATGAAATTCTTTAAAAATGAACTTTTAGAGAATAAGTCTTTTAAAAGATTGTTTTTTATCTATGATACTTTAAAAGAAAATAAATCATTAGATAAAGAAACCGCTGGGTACTTGGTAGATGATTTGTCGAAAGAAGTTAAATCAATTAAACTTTCAGAAAATTT